TCAAGACTTCGCAACCGGCCAATGCCGGAAATACGTGAAGCGGGCGAAAGTCCGAACCGTCAAATCTGGTACGATGAGTGAGTCGGGAATCTGCACGATGAACGAGCCTATACCTGAGCAGAGGGTTCGACTCCCTCCATCCCCACAAAATCAAAATTGTTTCAATATGGCAAAGACAAATTGTAGAGCAAGAATTCTGGCACTTGAGCCGGGCGAGGACACCACTCTTCGAGGGTGCAAAGTTTCCGTTGTCAGAGTGACCGTGTCGGTCATCTCAAGAGATTTCAACAGGATTTACACGGTTTCTGCTCCCAAGGGCGCTCCTATCGTTGTTTCCCGCGTAAGGTAGGCCGGCGATGGGGCTGAATATTTCAAAGGAAAGCACATTGAGGCTTTCCACGATCACGGGTGCTGTCCTCGCGGATGCGGGGTTAATACTCATTATGCTTGACAATACACTCGCAGGCGTTTTGTCTCTCTTCCTGGCAGCTCTTTTCATAGGGCTCGCCGCTGCAATACTGAGAAAGTGATGGCTACGGAAAGATGGTGGTGCGATGATGCCCACACGACATTCATAAGATGCACAACTCCCAGGGCAGTGTGCGTTAATCCGCAATCAGAGTTCGCCGACAAGCTGGAGAGGGAACTCCGTCCGGTGACGATGGATGAATACTACAAATATGAACTTTATTTAGACTAATGAACTATGGATAATTTTTCAATCAAACTCGATTTTATGAAGTTCAGGGGCGCGAAGCTCGTTACTGCCCAGGGACGCAAAGGCGTTTTCATCCCGGTTGATGAGAATCAGGCAATCTATGTCGGCAGCAAGGGTGTCTATCTCAACCTTTCTGCCATCGAGCTTTCGCAGGAAAGCAAGTACGGTGACACGCACCTCGTGAAGGGCAACATCGACAAAAAGACATTCGACGCGATGACGGAGGACGAACGCCGTTCCCAGCCGATTCTCGGCAATATGCGTCCGCTCAAAGCTCCCGAAATGGCTGCCCAAGCAGTGCAGTTCGACGACGACCTTCCGGAATAATCAAAGCCGCCCGGGATGCGGACGGCTTTGGTAACAAAAAGGAAAGGAGTTTAATGAATTGGGATGTTAATATCTGCGATTTTCTTGCTGATGTCCTTGAGGGCATAGGCAAGAACGTCAAGTTCTTCGGAGGTGAAACGGGCGGGCTTGCCGTTTACGGTGGCTCCGTTCAGTCGCTGGGAGAACCAGCTGCGGGACTTGTGGAAATAGTTCTCGGCGATGAAGGAAAGGTTGAGCGCCGGAATCACCGGCTCGATAGCCTCCTTAACGCGGAACTCCCTGGACTCCGCAATCGCGTTCTCCGCGCCTTCCAAGAAGGCCTGCCTGAAATCTTCAGGGGATTGTTCGGAAAGCTCGCGAATCTGCGCATCGATTTCGGCTTTCCTCTTCTCGTCGGCGGTCGCAATGTACTCGCTTCTGAGTTCGTTGAATCTTTCTTTTACAGTCATATATATCGGTCTTTTAAGTCCTCCCCTCGCGGGGAGGCTCTAAAGGTTAATCTTTCAGTTTCTCAAGCTCTTTCATCAGTTCCTCTATCGTTTTGTCGAGTCCGTGGAGTCTTGGTTTCAGAGCTTTGTAGTAGCTCAGGAAGAACTCGATGTCCTCATAAAGTTCTTTCCTTTTCTTCTTTTTATCCATTCATTGTTTACACCTCCTTTCCTTTTTGTTGATACAAAGGTAGGTATAATAAATTAAATAAACAATAGTTTATTAAAATATTTAACATTTATTAATGTTATATGATACGCAAGGAACAGATTTTTGAGGCGACGGAGGGCGGAAAGGCTGTCATCGCGGGATATTATCCTCAGAGCGCTTCGTGCTTTTCGGGGCGCGGGCGCAACTTCAGGATTCGGGAGGACGACAAGAGCCCTTCCTGCACCGTGTTCCGGAAAGAGGGCGTCTGGTTCATACAGGACAAGGGCGGAAACGACACCAAAGCCTACACGGCCATTCAACTCGTAATGAGGGAGGAGGGGCTGGACTATCCGGCGGCGATAAACTGGATTGCCAGGAAATACGCCCCGCATCTTCTGGAGGGAGACGCGGCCGCCTCAGAGGTGAAGCCGATGCCGGAGATGAAGAAGGTCAAGGGACAGGAGAAGATGTCCGTAAACCTCAGGAAAGGCGGCAAATTCACCGACAGGGAGCTTTATCTTCTCGGCTACAAGATTACTCCCGAAATCTGCGCCGACCTCTGTCTCAAACCCGTAGATTCCTACATCACGGCAAAGAACGCCAAGGGAGAAAGCTGGCTCATTTCCTCGACGGACAATTATCCCATCTATTATTACGACTATGGCAAATGGGGCAAACTCTATCAGCCGCTCGGAGACATCCGCTTTATGTATGTGGGAGACAAACCGGAAGACTTCTTCTTCGGTGAAAAGGATTTCATAAAGGCATACGCCGACGCGAAGAATGGAGTCTATCACGGAATCGTCGAGGCGGAACCGGTTGACGGAGAGGAATTGGGTCCCGCCGTCGATATGACCTGGAAAGAACTCATCATCTGTTCCGGACCTTCAGACGCTCTGAATGTCCATTCCGCCGGGTATCACGTCTGCTGGTTGAATTCGGAAACGGCGGAACTTACGGAGTATGAGTTCTCTCTGCTTCAGAAGATTGCCAAAAAGATATATATCCTCTACGACATCGACGACACGGGTATTGCGAATATGTACCGCATTGCGCTGCGCTATCTAGACATCAACATCATCCGCCTCCCGGAGGAACTCAAACGTTTCAAAGACCGTAAAGGCAAGCCTTGCAAGGACGCGAAGGATTTTTTCGTGCATTTCCGTAGACCGGAGAACCAGAACCCCGTCTCTCTTTTCAAAGAGCTGGTCAAACTCTCCGGTGGGCTGAAGTTCTGGCAGGAGAAGAAGACCAAGACGGGAGGATTCGGCGGATATGACATAAACAACGAACAGCTGTATTCTTTTCTCGAAGCTTCGGGATATTTCCGCATCGCGACCAATCCGGACTGCACGGACTTCGCCTTTTGTCAGGTGAAAGACAATGTGGTGACAATTATCGGCGACGACAGCATTTCAGCACACTGTTCGGCCTATCTACTGGAGTATCTCCGCACCCACGCGAACTATTACAACCAGACACTCGCAAACACCATCCACCGTTCTCCGCAAATCAGCCGGAGTTCGCTGGAGAAACTCTCGGTGATTGTGCCGGACTTCAACGCATTCGACGAGCATTCCGACACATTCTTCTTCAACAACGGACCGGTGAGGGTCACGGCCACGGGCGCGAAACTCCTGAAGCCGTCGGATTGTCCGTACAATGTCTATCGCAGCAAAATCATCGAGAGAGACTTCCGGGCGGAGCAGCCCTTCTTCGACATCGAGTATTCCGAGGAATATGCCACTCTGCTGAACCGTCTTTCCATCCTCTCCCCCGACACCCCCGACTATGTTCAAACCAAAAAGCAAGTTGACGCTCTGGATGAGCTTAAGAAGTATCGGCTGAAGATTTTCCGCAACGACAACACATTTATGCGCTTTGTCTATAACACAGGGCGCAACTATTGGCGAAAGGAGGAACTGGGCATCAGTCTGACACCGGACGAACAGGCGGAAACGGATCTGCACTTCATCTCGAAGGTTATGGCACTTGGATACATTATGAGCAAGCACAAGGTAGCCGGCCAGCCTTACGCGATTTATGCTATGGAGACGGAGCAGTCTGAGGAAGGCACCCACCTGGGAGGTACGGGAAAGTCCCTGTTTATGACGAGTACGGAGCAGCTTCGTAAGCAGCTGTTCATCAACGGTCAGGAAATCAATCCGTCAAAGACGGACTTTATGCTTGCCGGAGTGCGCAGCGGAATCACCGACACGGTTTATTTCGACGACCTGAACGACAGCATCGACCTGCACCGCTTTATGCCGATGATTACAGGAAAGATGGTGGTGAACCCGAAGAATAAGGATGCTTTCATACTGGAATTCAAGGACAGTCCCAAAGTGGCTTTCACCTCCAACCACGCAATCAAAAAATTCGATGCATCGCTCCGCCGTCGTACCTGGTTCACCGCCTTCACCGACTACTACCACTCCGACGATCCGATGCGCGGTCTGAAGGAGCGCTCTCCATACACGGAGTTTCACAAGAACCTCATCCAGGACTACTCCCCGGATGAGATGAACGGATTCTACAACTTTATGTTCAACTGCATCTCCGTCTGGCACAAGCTCCGCGTGAGGATTCAGCCGCCGATGAAGCAAATCGAGCAGCGCAACCTCCAGAGAGCCATCACCGACGAATTCATCTGGTGGGCTGAAGACTGGTTCACAGCGGAGCGCCTCGATGTGATTGTGAATAAGGACGAGGCATTTGACGCCTACAAGTCCACTCTGAACAGGAAGATTCAAGACAGCATCAAGATGCAGACATTCAAGAAAAAACTCATAATGTACTGTGCTTATAAGGGCTGGGTGTTCAATCCGCCCGAGCTGCTTCTCTCCGAGACCGAGAGGCAGCGCAACGACATCCGCCGCAAAGCCGACGGCAAAGACCTCTATTTCTTCTACATCGATACGAGAAAGGATAATGAGGAGAAGCTTGACGCGGCGTCAATTATCGACGCTCCGCCTGAGTGCGAGGCTTTGGGGCCGGGGGTAATCGGGACGTCGGCTGAAACCGGGCAGCCGGATGTTGCGCGGCCGCCATTTATATAACGGCCATCGATGCTCTTGTGTAAAAACAGTTCACAAGCGCGTCAAAAAAAGCACTTTGACAGGGGGTTCGCCTTTCGCGGACCCTTCTTTTTGGAGGAGGAGAATTTTTGCTGACGAGTTCAAGGTATATATTTCTTTGACCTTTTGACGCCTTAATAGTAAAAAAGAGTATAAGTAAATGAAAATAAGAGAGTTAAGCGGCGTCAACTTGCGGCGTCAACTTGGGTCAAAATGGTTTTTGCTGACGCCGATTTCGGGACATTTCGGGGGTGTGTGCAGAAGTATGAAAACAAAGTTGACGCGCTTGAATATCAACGAGTTAGACCATTTTGGCGCTTTTTGGCGTCAACTTGATAAAAAACAAAGTTGACGCCGATACCCCCACTGAATATCAGAGAGTTACAAGGATTTTGCGTCACGGCGTCAAAGCGTCAGAAAATTTGCGACCTCAAAACTCTCAGAAGTTTTTGAAGAGAAAAAACACCTGTTTTTCGACATAATTATGACTGAAAAAAGCACACAATCCAAGACAAAAACGGCCGTTCCGGAGAGATTGGAGTTCAATGCCGATGTTTACGGCCGTTCGATGCCGCTCTGGCATTACAGGGAACTTCCTCCAGGGATGGTCAAGGCGGAACAGAAAGACCTCTACCGGGGGCGCTGCGTCCTCTATAGAGTGGAACTCGGACCGGACAAAGGGGACTGGTACAGCGACTATGTCCGGGACAGCAACTACCGCATCCTCTGTCGGATGATTCGGGATGGGAAGGATGTGTGGATTAAGTAACAGAGTTGTTGTAAAAGCGGTTAAATATGCTTAACTTTGTGAGTGTTAGGCGTTTGAAAGGTGGATTACCATGTTGATAAAACTCAAATTTGACACTAAACTGAGACTCGACTACCTCGGTTTCCTCTTTCCGAGGATTCCAGGAGAGGATGTCTATAAGGTCAGCACACGTGAACCCATAGGAGAACTCCTGTGCGCCCGCGTCCGGGAGTCGTGGCGTCCGGTGGCGGAACCGGCTGGCGAACTCGTCGCGACTCTCGATTTGCCGCTGAATCCTGCAACCAGGAATGTGGTGAACAAGTTCATCTATTATTCACAGGCGGACACCGTGGCTCTGATGATGGCGTTTTCCGCGACATTCGACCTCGACTTTGCCGGCTACTACCGCAAGGGCGAGAGTCTCGGCTACGGACGCAAGGAGATTGTCGAGGCGTTCATCATCTCCCGCAACCTGGTGGAAGTGGATTGCAGCGACACTCTCTACAAACGGGTTTACAGGACGAGCCAGCGACAGATGAAATCTTTGACGCAGCGCCTTCTCCGCCGCTGCTACTATCTCGATGAAAGCATAAACCTTAAAGGATTGAAAGATGATACGAATAATCAACGAAGTTTTAGTGAGCTCGGCAACAAGCGGGTTCGACCTTCTGAAGATGTCAAGGCTGTCGATGATACCCGCATCCGGCACGCTGGAAAGCAAGGAGACTGTCAGCGAGAACGGACGCTCTTTGACCTATAAACTCGCATTGCGCTGCAAGGGTCTTTCGCCCGCCGTCAGGAAGACGCTGCGTGATGGCTGCATTGCCCGCGTTGTCTGCGCGGATCAAAGCTGCTGCGCCGTAGATTATTTCCTCGGCACTGAAGACATCCCCCTGCACTTCGAGCTGGAGGACAATCTCGACTTTCTCCAACTCTCCGCCACCTACAAAACAGTTTCGAGGCTGTAAACAGAGCGTATGTGCGAGGCTACACGGGACAACCGTATGGAGGAATGGTTCCGGCAACGGAGGCTTCTGAATATGCACCTGTGCGAGTCTGTAAAGTTTGCCGGGGCATTCGGTCTTCCGCTTGTCGCAGCCTTCGAGGGCAGTGTCCCGCAGCGCTTTATCGGATTCAACAGGGCTTTGACCTCACAGGATTATGATTGTGGCATTCATTTCTTCATAGATGACTACCAGTTCGAACGGGTATGGAACACTCCGGAGAAATATCTGTCTCTGCTCAGGCGGTTTCGCTGCGTAATTGCCCCCGATTTCAGTTTGTACATCGATTTGCCACCGGCGCTGAATTTTTGGAATATCTATAGAAACCGGCTACTTGCAGCATGGTGGCAGAGTCAGGGTATCCGTGTCATTCCGAGTGCCAGCTGGGGAAATGCGGACTCCTTCAGGTTCTGTTTCGAGGGGCTTCCGCATAGTTCGCTCATAGCGGTCGGGCATACGGCGATTGGGCGGACTAAGGATGGAAAGAACGCTTCTATTCTCGGAATGAGTGAATGCCTCAGGGTGCTCCAGCCGAGCGATGTGCTTGTTTATGGAAAACCGTTTGACTTGAATTTTAATAATTTCGTATATTTGGAGGACAACATTCAAAGATTGAGATATGGAAGAGAAAAAGTATGGTGATATTGGCTATGTGCACAAGCTTGACCCGGATGATGTAAAGATGTTTGAAGAAATTGCTAAAACCTCGAAATCAGAGAATGAAAAGCATTTTTTCAGGATTATGGAATATCGTCAGAAGCATCATTGCTCTCCAGAGTATGACTACCTTCTCGACAGTGAGAAAAATCCGGATAAGGTTGGTTTCACGAGAGAATGGTATGATGAATATATGTTGTGGATTGATGGCGATGAAAAAATGGAGACCAATTCATTGTCTTTTTTCTTGACAATGGATTTAGGCGAGTATATTTATGAACGGACAGGCTGCCGAACTTTGCTTGAATACCTGCGTTCCATAGATTATTCACGCATTGATTATAATGCCGACACAGAATTTTTATAGAAATGGGAACAGCCAGACAATACAACCCTTCCGGAGGATTCTATAATCACGAGTATCATCAAGAAGGAGACACAATATATTACGATGGGCTTAAAGGTAAGATTGTCGTAAAGAATGAAGAGAATAAGAATGGTCTGCCGCCATATTCCGGAACATCAGATTTCTATGCCGGGAAACGCACTAGAACGGGTGAAATTATTCAGGTGAGATTTTATAAGGACAGAAGACAACACATTGATTTCGACTGGGGGCATGAGCATACCAACAAAACGGGAGATAAAGCACGTTTTCCGGCTGGGACTGTTCACGTTCAAATATATGAAAATGGTGTGAGAAGCGAAATTGCGCGATTTATGAACAATGACGAAATCAATAGGTTTGGCGCTCTGCTCAAGTCGTTGAATCCCGATGTCAAGTTTCGTCCGTGATCGGCACAAATAGCAAAATCAGCCACTGAGTGGTGTGAGGGGCGCTGTCCTTTTTCGGGACAGCGCTTTTGTTTTCCTTTGTAGCGTAAAAATACGGACAATGAGAAAACAGATAAACACATCACATCTGGCTGCGGAGATAATCCGTGGGAAATGGCTTCTGGCTGATGCGGAGTCATATCTTCCTGCGGTGTTTGCTCTGCTTTCACGCACGCCTCTTGCCGATGTCGAGGAAATGACGCGTCCGTCATTCATGCTTTCGGACGGTTCCGAGATTGGCGATGGTGCACAGGCGACGGTCGAGAAAAAGGTGGCGGTTCTGCCGCTTCATGGTACAATGACCAAATACGAGACCTGTAGCTCCGACGGGGCTATGGCTCTTGCCTCATTCATAAGGAACTGTGCCGACCGCCAGGACATCGTCGCCATAGTCCTTGACATTGACAGCGGAGGCGGTGCGGCCAATGCTGTTCCGCCGCTCGTCGAGGCTATACGTTATGCTAAGGCAGTCCACAAACCTGTCATCGCTCACTGCGACCTCTGTTGCAGTGCCGCTCTCTGGGTGGCATCACAGTGTGATCTCATCTATCTCGACAACCCTATGTCAGAAATAGGTTCCATCGGGGTGCTGTGCACACTGTCGCTACCTCCGGAGAAAGACCCGCAGACCGGGGTGAAGGTTGTTCCGGTCTATGCACGCGAGTCCCCAGATAAGAACCTCGACTACAGAAAGGCGCTCGAAGGAGACTACAGTCTCATCCAGGACAGTATGTCTCCAATCGTCTCACAGTTTCAGGAGGCAGTCAAGAGAGGACGTCCGATGCTCGATGTGGAGAAAGAGGGTGTCTTGACCGGAGCGACATTCCTCTGCGACGAGGCTCTGAAACTCGGGTTCGCCGATGCTCGGAAGACTCTCAAGGAAAGCGTAGAAGCCGCGTTCGCGCTCGCTGAAATCTAACGAAAATACTTACAAACCTCTTATACCAAGTACAATGAACAAAAAAGCACTCTCAAACTCAAAGATGGGCAAAATCGTTGCCCGTCTTCTCGGAAAACCGGAGCTCGCTGTCAAGGATGGAAAGGTTGAACTTTCCGCTGAGGAGCGCGCGAAGGTTCTTGAGAACTACGGACAGGCTTTCCTCGAAAAGCTGGAGTCCGTCACTCTTGAAGACGAAGACGCCTTCGACCTCTTCGACGCGGCCGTTGCTGCCAAGACAGCCGAGGCCACAGCAGCCCTCTCCGCTCAGGTGAAAAAGCTTCAGGGCGATGTCCTGGAACTTTCCCGTGAACCGGAACCGCAGCCACAGGCACAGACTCCGTCAAAGCCGCTTTCGGCAGGCGAAGCCACAAGGCAGTTCGTCCTGAACATGAGCGCAGCGCACAACAAGATTGTCGCCCAGGCGCTCGCATCCACAAACCCGATGGCTTTCGCAGCCCTCGACAGCAGCACGCTTGACGTTGCGGATCTGAACACTGAGTTCAAGATTGTGATGCCACCAAAGGCAAAGCTCGACCTCCTCGCAAAGAGGCTCTATATGGGCTTCAACGACTCCAAGCATATGACGCGTATCCAGTCCGATCGCGACTTCATCGCTTCTGCTGCCATCTTCACCGAAGTCTCACAGCAGTTCACTCCTAAGTGGACTCCTAAAGGCACGGCGAAATTCACTCCGATTCGCATCCCTTACCGCCGTCACAAAATCAACGTCTTGATTCGTCCGACGGACATCATCAAGTCATGGTTGCTCAACCTCTACGAGCAGGGCAAGACTCAGGCTGAGATGCCTATCACCAAGTATATCATCGAGGAGCACATCCTTCCGAAGACCCTCGACGACATCACCCTCTCGATGATTGGAAAGGGAAAGTTCAAGGAAGTCTCGCTTGCTGGGCTCACTGATGGTACGGCCGGTTCAGCAGCTAAGGATTCCATGGACGGCTACGAGACCATCCTCGTCGATGGTCTTACGGACGAAAACTGCAAAATCAACTACCTCCGCGCGGCAAAGGACTACAGGACGCTCTCTGACGAGGAGCTCTTGAAGTATGTTGACAGCTTCGTTGACAACATCTCCGGACTCTTCGCGAAGACCGCAGTCGTTTTTTGCTCAGAGCAGTTCCGCACCCGCTACAAGAGGGCAGACTTTGCCGTAAACGGCAAGTACACCGGCATCGAGAACGGTGACACCATCCGTTTCACCAACTTCCACCTTGTGGTTCTTGAATCTATGTACAACTCGCCGATTCTCTTCGCCACTCCGAAAGAGAACTTCGTCGAGCTGGTTGACTACTCCAAGGCGGAGAGCTGCATCAACCGCATCGAGGAGAGCAACTACGATGTGAAGGTGTTCGGAGAATACTCTCTGTCGGTTGGCTTCAAGATTGCCGAAGCTGTGTTCGCGGCCGTTCCGACCGGATACACTCCTTCAGAGAGCATCCTTTCCGAGGGCATAGACCTCACTGAGGACGGTCCGTGGATGAACGGGGTCAAGCCGGCAAGCCAGGACTCTGAACAGAAGGCGGCCGGAGATTCCGGACAATCCGGACAGGAAGGCGCGTAATCACTGAAAAACAATCAGGACTATGTATACAAAAGTAAGTATTCCAAAGAATGGAGACGGCGCGGGATGCCCGTCTCCAAAGTCTTCCGACATCATAATCATGGATGTCGAGGACATCGAGACCGAACCTACGAGAGCACTCGGTGACGTGACCGTGAAGGGCAACTACACTCTCAAGGAGGGAGCGAAGGCCGTATGCGTCTATGGGACGCCGAAGACCATCGCGGCATCAGAAGAGTATTCCGGCGACGCCGATGCCCGTGGCGTGAAACAGGGCGTTGAGTTCGAGCACCCTGGCAACGAGAAGGACATCAAGAACTTCGTCGAGGCCTTTATGAATAAGGGTGTCGTCATCCTCGTAAAGGAGTGCGACGGCTCAGCGGCAGGACGCGTACAGGCGTTCGGAAACAAGTGCAACCCTCTGTTCCTCACGGTTGAGAGGACCGACAGCAGCGAGGCCAACAAACGCAAGCTTACCTGGAAACAGGACATCGCCGGCAAGTTCCTCCCGGCCGACTACGAGGGCGAGCTACCCGCATTAGCGGACGCTGCAACCGCAGTGACCGAAAGTGCTTAATCATCTGAAGAATGACAAAGAAAGCATCACATACTATGGAAACTGAGCCTCAGAAGACAGCTGAGGCTCAGGCTTCAGACATCGAAACTGCTGCACCGGAAGCGGCAGCCGAGAAAAAGTACGATGTGGTCGTGTGTGCCTATCCGGGAACCGAGACCTTGATGACGCGCCTTTGGGACAGATTCCACAAAGGACGGCATCTCGTTGTCACTGACACCGGGGCACAGCTGCCGGAAATTCTGGCGGAATGCCTTGCCGACAATAGGATTGCCGACCAGTTCACTATTCTTCCTGCGAACATCATCCCGTGTACGGAAATCACGGACGAACTTCTGAAAGGAAACTATGTCTATGTGACACGGAACGGGGAAAGGCAGGCGGTCAGCCGCGTGCCGATGACTTTCGACAAAGAAAGGCTCGTTGCGTGGCTTGCGGCCGACGATTCCGAGACCGATACGGCCGAGGCGTTCTTGAAGCGGTACAATGCCGGGAAACTCCTGATGGAGGTGTCGTTCTCGTTCGGAAACTTCATCACGCCTGTGCTCCGAGCCAACCCTTGCGAGAATGTGGTCATAGAGGCTTTCCTGCGAAAGTTCTTTGTGGCAGCATCGCCGGAAGGCTTCGCCGCCATTGCTGCGCTCGCTGAAAAATTCCTTCTCAAAGAGGAAATGAACGAGGGATGTTGAACGAGATTGATAGATGGATTGATTCAGGAGCCGAGGTTCAGGAAGGACTTCGGCTTTTGAGTACATATGCCCCGAACCGCCACCTCGACGCCCTCGTCCGCAAAGCCCCTAAACGGTTCTCCTATCTCCTGAAGGCATCGCTCCTGCCGTTTTCGTCAAAAAGATCAATCGTCGTCAGCGCCTTGCAGCCTGCGCCTAAAGTGAAGTTCCGCGAAAGCTGGCCATTCCTCTCGGAGCCGGATTGCCCGCAGGAACTGAAGATTCTGGCGGCCGACAAAATAACGGCATGGGAGGAGTCGATGAGAGCGCACGAGGAACTCTTCCTATGCACCACTCCGGAACAATGTTACGAAACAGCGAAAAAAGTGCTGGAAAATTATTCCAACAATCGGAAAATCTTCTCCGAATTTACTCATTATAAGGAACATCACTCTGTGCTCGGCGAGCATCCGATTTTCAAAGAGTCCAGACAGACGGCGGAGCTTCGCGCGATGCCGATCATGGAACTCGTCCGGAAAAAGGAGAATCTTGAGGAGGCAATCTGGAGAGCCGGCAACGAAATTAAAAAGGGAGACAAACCACATCTCCGCCCATTGAGGGAAGAGCGCATCGCGGCAAAGCGTCGGATGCTCGCGGAAGTCAAACGAATGATCGACGACTATGAACAACGAAGAGAAAGACGACAGCCTTGACAGGATTGCCTACCTTGCCGCCCTCGGCTGGCCGGACAACGAAATATTCATCAGTGAGGGTATAGACGAGAAGTCCGTGCCTGAAGAGGTGCGTGAAGCCATCGAACACGGACGGCTGAAGAAACGTGCCGACATCGAGATCGCCGTGGCGCGTGCCGCAGCCAGCGGAACCCCGGAAGCAGTGAAGCAATTCAATGAGGTTGTGCGCGACAAGAGTTTCAGCCTTTCGAAGCTCGATTTTTTCGGCGGTCCTGAAGACGAGGGGGCTTTCGAGCGCATACAGGACTATATAGCCGGTGGGAGCAAGGGCAATCTTTCACAGAAGGAGCAGGTGTATATAGACCTACTCACGATGATATATTCCCTCGACGGCCAGTGGGGAAAACGTCGCACGATAAAATTCCTCACCTCCAAACCATTCTCCTTCTCCTATGAACAGGCTTCCAATATGTACGCCGAATCCATAGAGATGTTTTTCGCAAACCGCAAGGTTTCCAAGGAGGCGATGCGGGCGAAGATGGCAGACCAGTATGACACCCTCTATGTCCTCGCTATGCAGAATGCCAGGACAACGAAGGATTTTGAAATTGCCGCCGGAATCCTCTCAAGCAAGGCAAAGGTGCTCAGACTTGAGCAGGATGACCCGCAGCAGCTGCCTGCCGAGAACTACAGCAAGCAGTTCCGCGTGCTCTCGCTTTCTCCTGAAGTCATAGGGCTTCCGAGGGCGAACAGGGATGAGCTGGCGCGTCAGATTGACGGCATAGTCGCTCCGGAAGCGGTGAAGAAACGCCTGAGGGTTGATGCGGGCATCGATGACCTTGATATAGTAAAATTGATGGACAATGTCGCACAGGAAGAAAGTTAACGTCGAGCGAACGGAAAGCGCGTCGGTGCAATATCAGAACAAATTCGCGCAACTGGTCGCCCTCGTCGGAGCACGGAAGACCTACTGCGAACTTGGACGAGGCAGCGCGAAGACCACCGACATCCAGGTTGAAAGGCTTATCGACATAATGTTCGATATGCCTGGCGCACCATGTTGCTGGGTTGCCGATACGTTCAGTAACCTCACGGCGAATGTCCTGCCTTCCGTATTGGAGGGACTTGAGCGTAAGGGATTCAGAGAAGGCGAGCACTATGTCATAGAGAAGCAGCCACCGGAGTTTACCGACGCTGAGACAAAGAACCTTCCGGACTGGCTCAAGCCCCATTTCTGGAAGCCATTCAACAGGCTCGTTTCCTACAAGCGCACCATCATCTTCTTCACAGGGCTGAACATCCGCTTCGGCTCGCTCGACCGCCCGTCGACTCTCGCGGGCGCGTCATACGTCTTCGTGTTCGGGGACGAGGCGAAATATTTCCGCGAAGATAAAATCGCCAACCTCCTCAAGGCTGTACGTGGCTATAGGCAGGAATATGGAAGGAGTGTGTTCTATCGAGGCGTGTGCTTTACATCCGATATGGCGGACGTCTCCCACATCGGGGAATATGACTGGATGCACAAAGAGGCGGACAATGTAGACAAGACTGCGATACTCACAGTGATAAAGGCTGGGCTCGTGTATAACGAGGCCCTGCATGAATATGTGGCTGCCAAGGATAAATGGCTCAAGACAAAGTCGCCTGATGACCTCAATGACTGCCGGAACAGACTCCGCACGGCCGAACTCTGGAAGGCGCGGTGGACGGAACTTCGCAGCCGTCCTGAGGCATCGACTTTCTACATACGCGCATCGAGCTATGTGAACGCGGACATCCTCACGGAGGAATGGTTCTCCGATGCCATTGCCGCGAAGCTGCCTGACCTTAACACTGCCATCCTTTCACTCAAGCCGCGACTCGAAAGCGGCGACCGCTTCTACACCGCGCTCTCCGCACGGCACTTCTACTACGACGGCATAGACGAAGACGCATACGACCGTCTCGATATGCGCGAGGTCGAGGACTGCCGTGTGCTCCGCCATCTGAACCGCACCAAGCCATTGCAGGCCGGTGTGGATTTCGGCAATATGTGCTCGATGACAATCGGGCAAGATGGGAGTGAACAGGGACATGAGATTATCAGAGTGCTCAAGTTTCTCTACACTTTGGCTCCGGAATACACCGAGGATCTCGGAGTGAAGTTCCGCACCTACTTCGCGGCCATGCAGAACCGCGTGCTCTATCTATACTACGATCGTTCCGGCAACGCCTACAAGTCCGTGGGAGAGGATCAGGTCTCCAAGTTCAAGCGTGCCGTAGAGTGGGACGGTGGCAACAGGACCGGATGGACGGTGCACCTGATGTCCATACGTCAAGGCAACATCGGCCAACCGGAGGAGTATGCCTTCATGCAGGAGCTGATGTCGGAGCGCAACCCGCGCCTGCCCTGGCTTCGCATTGACGCCTATGCCGCAAAGAACCTGAAGATGTCGCTCGAACTTGCGCGCACCAAGGTGAAGTCCGGAGTTGTGTTTAAGGATAAATCGAGCGAGCGCCTGCCTGTGGCCGAACTGCCTACCCGTTCCACCAACCCGTCGGATTCGTTCAAGTATCTGCTTATGACAAAGGAGAGGCGCAAGCTCGCCTCGATGCGCTCTTCTGCCGCGAAATCCAACCTTGACCCTCAATTCAAGTAGCCCGGCGCGGGGTCAGCGCGTCATATATCACCTTTTTCCTCGTTTGCGACCGCAAACGAAAATGAGCGCGGCCGGGCTTTTTTGTCCGCGAAAAAAGCATTTTCTCCGGAACGGACGTGGCAAGGCATTGACATATACATATATACCTTAAAAATATTACCGAAATCTTGTAATTTTTCGGATGTACGGAATATGAGACTGTCCGTTTCGATGGCGTATGTGGGCAATCTGCGCACCGGCCGCGGCCTCTCATTTCGTGTCCTTTGACGAACGGTCGCGAGGGAGTAGTTTTGCACCATGGATGTTTATGAAGCGATAGATAAAATGAGACGCCTCTCTTCCGAGGGAAAGACTTTTAGCTTCTCGTTCATGTCCTGCAATCTTTCGGCAGGAACGAGCGAGGGCGTTGTCTATGTTCCGCATGCTCGGCTCCGCAAAAGAGAATGTAGGGAGCATCATCTTCATGCGGATATGGTCGAGGCATACATCAATCTCGACACGATGGAAAACCGCCGTTTCTACCAGCCGCTTCTGATGACCTTCAACGGAGAAAAAGTTACATTGAGATGAAGAATACGGTTAAGAAGATTTCGGACCATTCCTATGCGCTGCACCTTGAGGACGGGCGGTGCTTCACCCTCTCGAACAGAAGGGACAGTAGCCTCGACTCGCTGTTCTGGCAGGCGCAGGACCGCAACTGGGAGTATCTCCCGCACACGATTCAAGGCTACAGGGTGATACCCTACGGCATTGACAACCAACTGCCTACGCGCCTGCGCGACATCCTCGACTCGAACAACCTCGGTCCCGGCATACTCGAACGCCAGATGGGACTCCTGTTCGGTCAAGGGCTCTATCTTTCACAGCTTTCCTTCGAGGGCGGCAAGATTGAGCGGCAGTGGAAGGAAGATAGGGAAATCATGGACTGGCTGGAAAGTTGGGACTATGTCTCCTACATCAAGGGCTGCATGACAGACTATCTGCACCTGAAGGGATTCTTCGATGCGAAGTATCTTGAACGCGGTCATCGCATCGGGCGCAATCCGAGGATTTCCTGCCTTGAGCACATCCCTGCGAAGAACGCCCGTCTCGAATGGACGGACAGCCGGGACATCAGAGATGTGCGCCACATCATCGTCGGAGATTTCGAGAATGCTTGTGTGAGGACTGGGGTGCGGGTATATCCCGTTTATGACAGGCGTAATCCAGGGAAATATGGCGCTTCGGCATCATACAACCACACATATTCATTCGCACGCGACTTCTACTCTGTGCCACAGTATTGGGGAGCACTCCGCTGGATTGTCAGAGGTTCGGAGATTCCGACAATCTTTAAGTATGTGACGGACAACGGGATAAATCTTGCGTATCACATACACGCCCCTAACGAGTATTGGGACACCAAACGCGACACTCTGAAGAACATTCATCCGGACTGGGATGACGCACGGGTGGAGAAAGAAATCAGCCGGCTCACTTCGGAGCTTCTGACGCAGCTTACGGAGGTGCTTTCGGGCAAGGAGAACGCCGGAAAGTTTTTCTACACGGTGGATATTCCGTCTGAGAACGGCAGCGGGGCTGTGTCGTGGAAGATTGAGGCGATTGACCAGAAGATAAAGGATTTTGTGGATTCGCAGCTCAAGATTTCAGAGGCTTCCGCATCGGCCATCACCTCCGGAATGGGACTGCATCCGTCTTTGAGTAACGTGATGGTGAACGGCAAGCTGGCTTCGGGTTCTGAGTTGCTGTATGCCTTCAAACTCTATCTTCTTTCAGACACGGAGATAGCCTCAAATGGCATTCTTGAACCGATAAACCAGGCCATCGCATTCAATTTCCCGGGACGTAACCTCAAGCTGGCTTTCTATCACCAGACGATTCAGGCGGAGGAGGCGGTTCCGGCTGACAAACGAGTTAAAAATCAATAGTTATGCTGTTTGACAAAGTACAGAATGGTTCAGAGGAACTGAACTCCCTGACGGGTCAGTGGTTCGCATCCACGCCCTTCTATCTCATACGCACCGAGATTGATTTCGCCGCGCAGGAACTCGGCTCTGTTGTCGGCTCAGAGGTGGTTGAAGCCGCTGAAAAGGCCTATCTTGGCGGCACAGACCCCGATTTTGTGGATGCGGTGCGGCTTCCCGTGGCGTTCCGGGCGATTGCACGCTATGCTCAGCTTTCGGGCGTGAGCCACGAGGGAACGGGGCGAAAGGTGAAGATGGATGACAATGAGAAGATGCCGTTCGAGTGGATGATTGACCGGGATGACAGGGCTATGCTTGACCGCTACTACAGGGCTCTTGACTCTCTTTTCCGCTTTCTGGAGAAAAAGCAGACGGCAAGTTGGCTAAGTTCACCGGTGCGCGACCTTGTCGGACGCTGCATCGTCAGAAACCTCAATGAATTCGAGAGATTCTACCCTGTGGACGGCAGCAGCTACGCATTCCACCTCTTTGTCCCGCTCATCGTCGAGGCGCAGGAGAACGCCGTGGAGCCTTTTGTCGGTGAAGAAGTCTGGAAACGCATCTATCCGGAGGTGGCAGAGTCTGATGAAACGGCGATGCGCCTTCGTAGCAGGGCTGCGCTCCTTTCCGTCCTCACGGCTCTTGTGACAGCAGCTCGAAGGTGGTCTCTTGACATCCTCCCTCTTTCCGTTGCAAGGCGTTTCAGCCCTTCGTACCAGGGCAATCGGGAAAGCCGCGCTGCGGAGACGAAAGAAATCGACTGGTTCATTGACAAGACCAATGCTCAGATTGCGCAGGTGAAAGACGAACTCAAGAAACTCGCCGGGGCGTCCGGAGAAGCCGAACTTCTGCCGAAGAATGACCCCGCAAACAAATTTGCAACAGTGGTATGACGGAGATTGGGATATATGAGACCGGGGAACGAGTTTCGTTGCCCTCGTCATGGGATGAGATGACTCCAGAACAGGTGCAGTTTGTGTTCCGGACTTATGGCGAGTGCATCCTGCGCGGCGGTTCTCCGCTGGAGTTCAACGTCAGAGTGCTCAGTCATCTTCTGGGGCTGCGCTTTTCACTGAGGACGGCGCTTGTGGAGAGCCTTGCGGGCGATGAGGCGACACGGCTTGACGAAAATCTTGCTATGCTTTGTGACAGATGTTTAGGATTCATTCTCGACGTGGAGCCGGAGACGCTTCAGTGCAGGCTGACCTTCGACTCCGTGACAAACCCGCTGCCTATGGTGAAGAGCGGACGTTTCCGGCTCTATGGCCCGTCTGATTTGCTACAGGACCTCACTTTCGGGGAGTTCAGGCACGCTGCCGTGGCGATGAATGCCTTTCTGCATTCCGGCAGGGTGGCCGACCTTGACGAGTGCATTGTCTTTCTCTACAGACGGCGGTGCTCTCAGCCGAATAGGGCCGGACGGCGCGTAATCGCGGTAGATTCCTCGAACATCGAGAGGGAAACAATGCTTGTGGCGCGGATTGAACCATGGCAGAAAAACCTCATATTACTCTGGTTCGCATCCTGCCTCAAGTTTCTTCAGACGCAGGACATAGTCATCAACGGCGAGATGGTGGAGCTCGGCCGTCTGTTTGCTGGCGACGGAGACGAGAAAGGAGGATACGGCTTCGGGTGGAATGACCTCGTGGTGCAGATTGCCAAGGACCAGACGATAGGCAACATCGAGCGCGTGGATGAAGAACCGCTATTCTCCATTCTCGGCATAATGTGGCACAACTTCAAGGAACAGAAACGATATGAAGCGATTTCAAAGACTCATTAGCCTCACAAAGTACATCGAGGGCTTTTCCCTTCCTGGCATCAGCCCCATCGTGACGACAGCGCAGGCGGACGCGACCTCGAAGCTCCAGCATCTTTCGGGCGTCCAGGTGCTTGCGGCGCGTCCTGAATGCCGTCAGCAGGGCGACTCGGATTCTTACAGCTCCGTGCTCTCGACAGCGTTCTTCGTCGTTGCCAAGGGGCTCGGCCCGGCAGGTACTCCGGAGCGCGAGCGAAAGCAGTACGGTGAACTTCTCGACATTGCCTCACAGATTGTCGAGCGGGTGGCCGCCGATTCCACCTCCGGCACCTGCGGACTTTTGTCCGGAATGTCGCTCGCGGCTGTCGAGATTGTCCCGGAAGCGTCGATTTTCGGCGGCTGGCTCGGTTATAGCGTTGAACTCACATTCGAGTAGAAACTATGTCGGTGAAGGCACGTTTCATACGCAATATCCTGGAAGAAGAGGGAGAGTCGATGCTCCGCCGCCAGGGCACCGCCATACTCTCAAAGCTGGAAACGCGCACCGGAACCTTGGAGAAGTCCCGCTCGGTCTCAGTCTCTTCCGGTTCCGACTCGTTTGACGGCAAGATGACATTCCAGCACGTCGCCTACGAGCGCTTCCTTGACCTCCGCCGTCTCCACTACGGCTCCAAGGTGGTTTCCCGTCGCCGCAGAATCCACAACCGCTATGTCTTCGGCGCCTACTCCCGCATCGCCGAACGCCTTATGTACGAATTCACCGACGAAGTCGCCGCTGCCATACGCCAACAGATTGAAAATGAATCGCTCTGACGCAAAGTGTTAATAAATATACAAATAAATCAATAAATAAATTTTTGTTGCTATCTTTGCGGGACATTTGGAGACGTTAGGCGTATTTGAGGGAAATGAACGATACTTTGAAAAATAAGTCCGATTTGATGGCTTCTGCGGCAGAGTTCCTTACGAAGAACTGCCATTTCGTTGCCGTTCCTCATGCCGCCTATTATAGTTGTGTCCTTCTGATGGAATATAAGTGGACGGATATTCACCATAGTTCGTTGGATGATTTGGATGCGCAAGGAAAGTTGAATAATGGTTTGCACTCTGTTCTGATTAACGAAATGGCTGGTCTTTTAAGACAGAAAGACTATGTCGAATCTCGTGAATTCAACACTAACATACAGAATCTGAGAAGAATGCGAGTGGCTGCGGATTATAAAGATGCGGCGTGTACTCTTGATACAGCCGAAAAGGCCATTCGATTACAGAAGTCAATTATCTCAATATTAAAGAAATACTGATTATGGTGTCTGCAAAAGATTTTATAATAAATAGAATCAAGGATCTTGTTCTTAAAATCAGGAACATAAAGGTTCGGTATGAATATGATTCAATGGCTTCTGTTCATACTGTAGAGGTTTTACCTTGCGATACATATAGGAATGATGAAGACTACATCCGTCTTGAGGCTGAGTTTTATGATGATTTTATAAAGAACTATCCGGAAGAGAGCATCTGTTTTCAGTCCTCCGACGCGCCGGTCAGAATTGAAAATGCTGATTATGTTCTTGCTGGGACGGACTATTATATAAGCGACTATTTTCAAAATACCTTAGTCAACATTCCGGATGTATATTCGAATCTTCCTGTATGGGCTGTCAATGTTCAATCTATACCGTCTCATGAAGTGCTCCCTATAGGACTGTCAGGCAGCCAGAGGTTTGTAAAAGAAGAGGATTATTCATTAGCGGCATAATTATTATGGAAAACAAGAAGCAGGAATCAGGGTTTAACCTGAATAATATCATTCTCCTTGGCAGTGAGTTCTCTCGGGCGAATCAAGTATTTTATGATAATGTCAAGAATGAGATGAATATCAATGTTGATGTTCAAGTTGAAGACAATATCATAGCCGTCAAGGAAACATTAACCATTCGGCAGACTCGTCAGGAAAATGAGCAGGTCAAGATGACCGTCACGGTGGTCGGAGTGTTTGAGAAAGTCGGAGAGTCCGCCCTTGATAATTTGGAAGAATTTGGGCATACAAACGGAGCTGCAATTATTTTCCCTTATATCCGTGAGCATGTCAGTAGCCTCTCTATGAAGGCCGGGATTATGCCTATAATCCTTCAGCCGGTGAATTTTATCAGCCTTTACAACAGCAACAAGAAATGACATTTTTTCGGGAAAGGCTTGCTTTTTTCGGAAATAGTTGCCACCTTTGCAGTGAGCTACATATTCAAAGGCAATTCTATTTTGCGGCTATGATTTTCCTCCGTAAATATAGATTGTTGTCATAGTATAGAGATTTTGCCCCTCTGTATGGTCGTCATTGGCGAAAGCCGTGACTGTATTCGCCGCAAGGCTTGGATATGTAGCTCAGACCTGTAACGGAGGGGCTTTTTTAATTTCAATTAGTTATGAGCTACACTAATGAAAAGCAGCCACGGCTCGACACTGGCAAGGAAATCAAGGCGGATGAACTCATACTGAATGCACGCCTTCAGCTCTACCGGCTTTCGGAGGAACTCATCAAATGGCAGGTCGCCCTCTATGATCGGGATAGAAGCCTGCACGAGAAGCTCGGCAAGGATTTCAACCGCGCCACCCTCGGGTTCTATGAACTCGACGAGGCGTTGTCCTCCATTCTTCACAAAGACCTCGAACACAAGATAATTTTCTGCGAGGAGTGATTTTTGCAAGGATTGTTAATTGATAAACAGAATATGTTATGAGTTCAGTGAATCCTTTCTTCTATGGTATGGCGCTGGTCAGCAAAATTTTCAGTGTTGTTGCTGTTATTTTTGTTGTGTGTCTCATATTTGGTGGTCTTGACATTGTTGGGTGGATTTCTATCGGAATCGCTGTTGTTATATTTATTCCGATTATGATTCTTCTTGACAAACGGAAGAAAAAGAGAGAAAAAGAACCTTGGAATCATGACATTTAGTGTCCTTTTATAGCTGCCTGCGGGCAGCTATTTTTGTGTCATAAAATTGACACAAAATGAAAAGCGAAGACCTGCGGTTGAACATAATTGTAAACGGCGATGCCGGACGAAAGGAAATCCTTGACACTGAGAAGGCTATTTCAAAGCTCGAATCGGAACTCAAGTCTTTGAAAAAGGCAGAAGGAGACCACTCCAAGGAAATCTCCGAAACCAACAAGAAGCTCACGGATGCGAAGTCGAAGTATGCCGAACTCCAAAGGCAGATCAGCCTTGATGGCAAAACAATGGCAGAACTGAAGACACATGTGACGGCAACGCGTGCTGCATTG